GAAAAGGTGCTTGAACAGGCGCGGCTATACCACTTGAAAGGTGAGCCACTGCCTGTCGATTTACTGGCACATGCAGATGCCCTTGGCATCCTCATTTCGTCATTAGCACCACCCCCTAAAAAAGCAGACAAAAACAAGGAGACTAAACTATGGCTCAAGCCAGATTGAACTACACCACACCCCAAGGCACCGCACAGTACCCTTGGTTGCAGCCAAACAAGCCTGACACCAAGTTCGATGAGGACGGTGTGTGGAAAACTAACCTGCTTGTCCCAAGCAAAGAGGCACAGCCGCTGATCGACAAGATCAACGAGTTTGCCAAAGAACAGCTTGGCGACAAGATGTCTAAGGCCATGCTGCCTTACGCCACTGACGCTGACACTGGTGAGATCATCTTTAAGACCAAGAGCAAGTTCGCTCCCAAGATTAAGGATAGCCAAGGTCAGCTCATGATAGACAACGTGCCTCAAATCTGGGGCGGGTCAGTCATTAGAATTGCTGGCACTCTGACAGCCTACGACAAAGGCATCAACTGCGGCATCAAGCTCAACTTAAATGCAGTCCAGCTTATCCAGCCAGCCGAAGGCAACGGCAACGATGGCGATGACTTTGGGTCTGTGGAAGGTGGTTACGTTGCCTCGAAAGCAAGCCCACAACAAGAAACTGATGAGTTCTCGGACGACTTCTAAAGCTTATCAGCGGGGTTACAGAAGTGGCCTAGAGATCAAGATAGCAGAGCAAATCAAAGGCTGTGGTATCGAGGTTGAGTATGAGACAGAGCGTATCTATTACGTCTGGCCTTGTCGCAACAGCCACTACACTCCTGACTTCAAGATACCCACCAAAGACGGTGGGTTTTTCTTTGTGGAAACCAAAGGACGCTTCTTACCAAAAGAGCGTCAAAAGCACCTGCTTTTGAAACAGCAGTTTCCACACACCGACATCAGGTTCGTCTTCAGCAATCAAAACCAGAAGCTCTACAAAGGCTCAAAGACTTCTTATGCCGCTTGGTGTGAGAAGCACGGTTTTACCTACGCTAACAAGACGATCCCTGATGCTTGGTTCAACGAGTAGTTACGCAAGGGAGCAAGCGTATGGATACAGCAATTAAAGAAAGTGAGAGCGAGTTTGTTCGGCACATACCATGTGAGAACCCTGACTGTGGTTCGAGCGATGCAAACTCTCTTTACGATGATGGACATACGCATTGTTTCGCCTGTGGAACTACCGTCCAACAGAATAGCACCAGTGAACAACCGAAGCCTCTTGTCATGGCTGTTTCCCAAGGGTTGATCACTGGTGTCTACCAAGACCTCGTTAAGCGAAAGCTCAACAAGGATGTGTGTAGGAAGTTTGGTTACTTCAAAGCTATGCACAAAGGAGAGCCAGTCCAAGTTGCTAACTATGTCGGCAAGGATGGCACTGTTGTCGCTCAAAAGCTACGAACCAAAGACAAAGGTTTTAGCATCTTGGGTGACGCAAAGAAGATGTCTCTCTTTGGCTCCCACCTGTGGGGCAAAGGGAAGATGCTAGTTATCTGCGAGGGCGAACTCGACACGATATCTGCCCATGTGTGTCTGGGCAAATACCATGCAGCAACGGTTGGTATACCTAACGGCTCCAACTCTGCTGTAAGAGCTATCAAAGATAACTATGACTACGTTTCCGGCTTTGACAAATGTGTGATCTGCTTCGATGCAGATGATGCTGGACGCAAAGCAGCTACGGAAGCGGCTCAGATGCTACCAGTCGGCAAAGCCTTCATAAGTCACCTCCCGATGAAGGACATTAACGACTGCTTGGTGGCTGGGAAATCAGCGGCTGTTGTGAGTGCTATCTTCGAGGCGAAAGAGTATCGCCCTGATAGCATCATGACCTCTGCCGATTTCAGAAGCGTGATTGGTCAGGATGATGCCGCTTCATCCATTACTTACCCATACTCTGCCCTCAACGCCATCGTAGGCGGTGTGCGGCTTAGAGATAATGCGGAGTTAGTGACGATCTGCGCTGGTTCTGGACTCGGTAAAACTACACTTGTCAGGGAGATTTCATATCACCTTCACAGGCAGGGCGAGAGACTAGGTTTAATCTGTTTGGAAGAGTCTAACAAGCGCAGCTTGCTAGGGTTAGTAGGTATTCATCTAAATAAGAATATCACGGTAAACAAAAACCAAGCATCTCAAGAAGAGATAGAAGCTGCCTACGATGAGCTGTTTCCAGAGGATCATCCTATCTACCTCTATGACCACTTTGGTAGCTGTGACATCGACACAATCATCAAACGTATCAGCTTCATGGTCAAAGCCCTAGGTGTGACGGTGATCATCCTCGATCACATAAGCATCCTAGTCAGCGGCCTAGCCACTAATGATGAACGCAAGCTCATAGACATAGCCATGACGCGCCTCAGAACAGAGGTAGTGCAAGAGCTTGGTGTCACTGTGATGGCTGTAAGCCACTTACGCAGACCATCTGGCGACAAAGGCTTCGAGGGTGGTGAGACACCCACGCTGCAATCTTTACGAGGTTCAGCTTCTATAGCCCAGCTATCTGACATTTGCATAAGCCTCGCAGTGGAGAAAGACGATCCACATAGCGACACCCGAATCCTCTCAGTCCTCAAGAACCGCTGGTCGGGTCAGACAGGCTGGGCTGGCAACATCCAATTCAACAGAGACACAGGCCGATTGGTCGAAGAAGGGAGCGAGTTCTAATGACACACCCAATGACACTTGATGGATACCAGCTACAAGCTGAGACAACCTTTATCGTTGAGGAAAGCAAGATCGAATACCTAGCTCTTGGCCTAGCCTCGGAAGCTGGTGAGGTCTGTGACAAGCTCAAGAAGCATTTGCGTGACGAAGGTGAGCCACTGGCAGACATGGACTACGAGAAACGCCTAGCAGTCATGCAAGAGTGCGGTGATGTCTTGTGGTACTTGGCAAACATAGCAGCTCAGTTCCAGTTCGACCTCAGTAGCGTTGGTGAAATGAACCTTCGCAAACTAGACAGGCGTATGCAACTCGACCTGATCAAAGGATCGGGAGATGACAGATGAGGCGCATGTTCTTTGACTTGGAGACTGACGGGTTAGACCCTGATGTTATCCACTGTATCGCGGTTGGCGAAGAAGGCCATCCAGTATGGAGCTATGGCCCTGACCAGATCAAAGAGGGCTTGGAGATGCTCTGTGAGGCTGATGAGCTAGTTGCCCACAACGGCATTGGCTACGACTTCAAGGTTATCAAGAAGCTCTACCCTAGCTGGCCTTTCAAGGGCAAGCGCACAGACACTCTAGTCCTGTCGAGGCTCATACGAGCTGACCTAAAGAACGAGGACTTCACCTATAACTGGTCTACCGAGATCATGCCTAAGAAACTGTTTGGTTCTCACAGCCTCAAGGCGTGGGGCATGAGACTACAGAGTAGGCTCGGTGGTGACTTCCTAAAAGGTGACTACGATGCTGGATGGGAACACTGGTCGCAGGAGATGCAGGATTACTGTGAACAGGATGTCAGAGTGGCTATGGCTCTCTACACCTTCCTCAAGCCTGACACTTGGCCTGACGAAGCTCTGGACATGGCTCATGAGATCAGTGAGGTAGCCGAGAACATTGGCAACGCTGGCTGGACTTTCGATGAGGTCAAGGCTGGCAAGCTGTATGCCGAGCTATGTACAAAGCGTGAAGAGCTTGACCATGAACTCCAAGACCTGTTTGAGCCTTGGGAAGTGCATGAGACATTCATCCCGAAGCGTAACAACAAGACCCTTGGTTACATCGAAGGTGAACCATTCACCAAGACTACTGTGGTCAACTTCAACCATAACTCGCGTAGGCACATAGAGTTCTGCCTGACCAAGAAGTACGGTTGGAAGCCTTCTAAAACGACACCACAAGGCCATGCAATCATAGATGACATTGTGCTTGGTGAGCTGGATTATCCAGAAGCCAAGAAGCTGAGTGAGCTGTTCTTGATACAGAAGCGCATAGGCCAGCTTGCAGAAGGACCGCAAGCATGGATGAAGAAGGTCGATAGTGACGGTAAGTTACGTCACAGGATCATTTGTCCAAGCACTCGGACGCTTAGATGCACACATATCAAGCCAAACTTGTCACAGGTTCCGGCAGTGCGCCTTCCCTACGGTAGACATTGCCGTGAGCTGTTCACTGTGCCTAGCGGATACCAGCTTGTTGGTAGCGATCTTTCTGGCATCGAGATACGCCTCTTTGCCCATTTCCTTGCAGCTTATGATGGTGGTGATTATGCGAAGGTCATTCTTGAGTCCGACATACACAGCTACAATCAGAAGGCAACGGGACTTGCTACACGCGACCAAGCGAAATCGTGGCTCTACAGTACGCTGTACGGGGCAGGAGATGCCAAAGTCGGAGCACTCATTGGCAAAGGAGCCAAAGAAGGAAAACACCTAAAAGCTAACTTTCTCCGTGAAGTCCCAGCCTACGGCATCCTAAAGAACAAGGTTGAAGAAGCCTCACAGAAAGGCTTTATCACCTCGCTTGGCGGCAACCGTATCAAGGTCAACTCAACTCACACTGCTTTAAACAGTTTGTTGCAATCAGCATCAAGTGCAGTCAGCAGCAAGTGGGTTGTCCTCATAGCTAACGAAATCAAGAAACAGAACCTCGATGTCACGATCCTCGGTTGGATACATGACGAAGTACAAATGGCAGTGAAAGGAGACCCAGATCATGTCGGTAATATCGCTAGACGATGCGCGAAAGAAGCTGGCGAAGCGTTTAAAATCAGACTCCCCATCGAAGCTGAATACTCCGTGGGACGAACATGGGCAGACACCCACTGAGCTGGATGAGAACACTGAGATAGCCCTGCTTGCCATGTATGAAGTCTTGATCGAGGCATGGGCTGGTGGGTTCACCACCAAATCTAAGTTTGCCCGTGAGTCAGCCAACATAATCGCTGTTGCAGCAACAGAAGGATTGATCACCACGCGCCTCGAAGAAGAGGTCTGGGGTAATCGCTGGATGATCACGGAAAAGGGTATGAATTTCATGAAGGAGATACATGACGATGTTGTTAGTTGATGCCGACTTATACCTCTACAGAGCCACAGCAGCCACAGAGCAAGAGATATGCTGGGATGAGGACGATGGCTCGAACATATGGTCACTCGATACTGACCTAAAGCTGGCAAAGGAGATGTTCTTTGACCAGATGGAAACCTTCAAAGAGACACTACATGATGATCGAGTGATCCTTTGCCTTACCTCTAAGAAAAACTTTAGACGCGATGTAGACCCTCGATACAAGAACAACCGCGTAAAGATCAGGAAACCTCTAGGTTATCTGGCGATGGTTGATTGGGCAAAGCACCACTTTAGTACAGTTAGTCTGGAAGGTCTCGAAGCAGATGATGTCATGGGCATCTTGGCTACCAAGCCTGAGAACATAGGCAAAGCAATCATAGTGTCTGACGATAAGGACATGAAGACTGTACCAGCCAAGATATATAGGCCGATGTCTGGTGAACGCCTCGACATCACAGAAGCCGAAGCTGACAGGTTCTTTCTTACACAGTGTCTGACAGGCGATCCCACAGATGGATACCAAGGTCTAAAAGGTTTTGGACCAAAGACAGCCGAGAAGCTGTTGGGGTCACGGCCTGATTGGTCAATCGTTGAGAAAGCATACATCAAGGCTGGCTTCACCAAACAAGATGCCCTCACCCAAGCAAGATTAGCTCGAATACTCCGCTGGTGTGACTGGGACTACGAGAACAAAAAGCCAATACTCTATGGGAGCAAAGAGCATGAAGCGACACGAACAGTTCATGCAGGAAAAGCTGCAACAAGCTGAAGCACGAATAGAAGACAAACCAAAGCGTAAACCTCTCCCCACTGACGCTTCCGAGCGCAAACAGATTCCCATCTACACCGGATTCATCCGCTACTTTCCAGACGCTATCGCTGCCGTTGCCAAGGTTTCTTTGGTTGGCGGGATGCAGCATGGACAGACACCAGAAACCCTGCACTGGGATCGCAGTAAATCCAAAGATGAGCTGGATGCCATGATGCGGCACATCCTAGACGAAGACTGGGAACAAGTCGCTTGGAGAGCATTAGCCAACCTTCAAAAAGAGATAGAGAAAAGACATGATCAGTAATTACTTGCCTACAGATTATCAAACATTCATTGCCACCAGCCGTTACGCACGGTGGATCGAGGACAAAGGACGCAGGGAGACATGGGTTGAGACTGTGCAGCGGTACACCGACTATCTCCATTCAAAAGGTATCAACTTAACTGGACAGGACTGGGATGACATCGAGGGTGCTATCCTCGAACTAGAAGTCATGCCAAGCATGAGAGCACTCATGACTGCTGGTGTTGCTGCTGACCGTGATAACACCTGCATCTACAACTGTTCATATGTTGCTGTGGATCACCCACGGGCTTTTGACGAAGCAATGTTCATTTTGCTATGCGGCACTGGCGTAGGTTTCTCAGTCGAGCGTCAGTCAATCAGTTTGCTGCCTGAGATACCTCTAGCACTGTCACAAGGTAATCCAACGATCAATGTTGAGGACTCTAAAGAAGGCTGGGCTAGAGCCTTGCGTTCACTTATTGAAACGCTTTATAGCGGTATTGTACCCACTTGGAACCTAGACGCTATACGCCCTGCTGGTGCAAGGCTAAAGACATTCGGTGGCAGAGCCAGTGGTCCAGAGCCTCTAAACGATCTGTTCAACTTCGTTGTAGCCAAGTTCAAAGGTGCTATGGGTCGCAAGCTCAACAGCATCGAGTGCCATGACATCATGTGTAAGATCGGTGAAGTCGTTGTTGTCGGTGGTGTCAGACGATCAGCTATGATCAGCCTCTCTAACCTCAGTGACACGCGCATGTCACATGCTAAGTCAGGGAGCTGGTGGGAAAACGAACCACAGAGAGCCTTGGCTAACAACAGTGCTTGCTACACAGAGAAGCCAGATAGCGAGACCTTCTTGCGTGAGTGGCTGGCTCTAGTGGAGTCCAAGTCTGGTGAGCGTGGTATCTTTAGCCGTGTAGCAGCCGAGGCTCATGTAGCTAAGAACGGCAGACGCGAGACAGGCTATGCTTGGGGAACTAACCCTTGCAGTGAGATCATCTTGCGAAGCAACCAGTTTTGCAATCTGACAGAGGTAGTCGTAAGAGAGACAGACGATCTTGAGTCACTCAAACGTAAGGTCAGGCTGGCAACTATCCTTGGTACTGCACAGGCCACCTTCACACATATGCCGTACCTCAGACCTATCTGGACTACGAACACATCAGAAGAGCGTCTGCTGGGTGTGTCTTTGACAGGCATCATGGATCATCCCGTACTTGGTAAGAACGTAGACAGTCCTAAGTGGCTTGCTGAGATGAAGCAGGTAGCAATCGACACTAATGCTGAGTACGCCGAGCGTCTTGGTATCGAAGTGTCTGCTGCGATCACCTGTGTCAAACCTTCTGGGACAGTCAGTCAGTTAGTTGACAGTGCCAGCGGCATCCATGCACGACACTCTGACCATTACATCAGAACAGTCCGAGGTGATAACAAAGACCCTCTGACACAGTTCCTAAAAGATGCAGGGATACCAGCCGAAGCTGATGTTATGAAGCCTGACGCTACTACAGTGTTTAGCTTTCCAACTAAGTCACCTTCGAGCGCAGTGACCCGCAATGCCATGACTGCCATCCAGCAGCTCGAACTGTGGAAAACTTACGCTGAGGTATGGTCGGAACATAAGCCCTCGGTGACTATCACAGTTAGGGATGCGGAGTGGATGGAAGTGGGTGCATGGGTCTACAAGCACTTTGACCTTTGCTCTGGCATCAGCTTCTTGCCGCACTCAGATCATACCTACGCACAAGCTCCTTATCAGGAGTGTACCGCTGCTGAGTATGCAGACATGAAGCAGAAGATGCCTACATCAATCGACTGGTCAGCTCTGTCTGACTACGAGAAGGAAGACCACACTAGCGGCAGTCAGACCTTGGCATGTACCAGTGGTGCATGTGAGATCGTGGATATTGCGTCATGAGTGTTCCAACCTTTGAGGAGATCAAACAAGCTCTGAAGATACCTGAGTTCAAGCAAGACAAGCGGGGTCGGCGTATCTATGACCCGACTGACAACTTACCTCGCGCTGTCTCTAGACCACTTGCAGGTGTCAAGATCAGACCACGGTTTCACAATCAATCAAGAGGCAAGTGGGATGGCTGACGAAATCAAGTGTCAGGAGTGTGAACAGAACATCGCCTTTTACTACACTGGCGGTGTTTATACATGCGCTCCCTGTGAGCTGAAGAGAATAGGAATACGACCTACCTATATTCCTTACAAGAAAAGACCTTACCAGAAACGTGGCAAGTAGCTGTGGTTTTCTCCATTTTCCCACAGCGTTGGTAAGGCAAAAAACACCGATACCATTTGTTCTCCCTTGGGGTATCGGTGTTTTTTCTTATGCACAACTTCGGATGTTATCTGCGATGGTTTGTGCTCTTTGGCCTACCTGTCTGGCATACCGTGAGTCGAGTAATTCATCGGCAGCTATAGCCCATTGCTGGCTGTTCAGAGCCGCTACAGTGGCCTTAAACTTCATGAGTGTCGGAGTACCCATGTTAAACGCAAGATCGACCAGTGACTCTTGGACTATCTCAGGCATGTCAGAGAAGCCTGGGAAGAGCTTTAGCAGCTCACCGTGGACTATGTTTATGTCCTCATCGAGCATCTGCATAGCGGTCTCTTCAGAGATGCCTCGGTCATCTAAGTTGCGACCCACGCCTATCGTGAGTTTGTCACTTGTGCAGCGATAAGGTGTTAGCTTCAGACCCTCATGCAAGATTAGCTGCTCACGCATACGCTTCATGTTAATCATTTGGTAATCCCCTTAACCTTTTCCACAGTCCTAAGACCGCCCAATCCGAGCATCCCCATTAACACTGTCATGAGACTATCCATGTCAAACACAGGTAGCTCTGGGATACTGACACCTGCATACGAACATACGAACATGGTTACTGGGGCAAGGACGAAATGCCATGCCATTGCAAACGAAAGGCACCAGCCAAGGAAGGGTCTCCAACCCGCCACAAAGACTGACCTGTGAGATGCCTCGGCCTTTAGTATTTCTATTTGACCCATGTTTGCTTCATGAGCCTGTTTAGTAGCTAAAGTAGCTATCTCATGGGCGATAGCGTTCTTCTGGTCTTTGTCTTCAATAAACTTATCTAGTAGTCCCGTCACAGGTCCAATCAGTGCTTGCAGCATCTTGCTTTTCCTTGTTCTCTTTAGCTTGTTCTTTTGTTGTATGATTGTGCATGTCCCACATGATCATTACTTTCCGTCCTTATGTTCGTGTCCCATCCAAATCCCAAAGACAGCAGTAAGGACACCCATTACGACAGACACAAAGGCAGACTGTGCAGCCGTAGGTTCGAGCAATTCCATAAACCACTCAGCGCATCGCCAGCTCATTAAGGTGGACATCAGCATCATGAACCTTGGCAGAATCTTCCAAGCTAGGAACTGTTCAACTGAGATCATAGCTGTGTACCGTTGATCTGTTTGCACTTGTAGCGTTTAGGTAAAACTAAACCCTTTTCTATTTCTACGATTGCGTTGCCCATCTCGATTGCTCTTTGTTGGCATATCTCGTAGGTTTGATATGGACCTCTGGTGTCTGTGTATTCCCAGCAATCCGAGGGTGACGCGATAGAACACGCCAATACTAATGTCTTAAACATTGTTGGCCTCTAGTAAGATGATGATGATTATAAAAAGGAAAAAACCTGCCAATGAGAGACACACAAGCCAGTAAAAAGCGGTTAGCAATGTGTCTTGTCTTTTGATGGCTTTGAGCCTTGCTTGCTTGGCTTCTTCAGCTCTTGCTGTACGAGCTTCGCCACAGAACTTAACGTAAGCCTGATACATACCAGCTCTGCCGTAAAGCTGCATGTCTGACCTCAGTTTGTTCTCTAGTTCTCTGACCTTCTCTTGAGCCATGAACTCTTCAAGGTCGGACTTGCTGCCATCGAGGTTAGTGCCTTTAGATCGGCAAGCCTTATCGACAGCATCTTTAGCGTTAGTAAAATCAGCAACGGCTTTACCAGCTTTAGTTATCTCTGCACCGTTCTTAACCACCTTCGATATTATTGCGTAGGCGGCATTAGCCGCTGCCAGACTTTCTAAAATCATGCACAGGAACTCCCAAGGGTAAGCTCTCCTTGGGGTGGTTAGTGATTTGTTCTATTGTTCTCGCACATCCCATGCAATATCTGCCTGTGGGGTCTAACTTACAGACACCGATGCAGGGCGATTTCATAGCTTCATCAGTAAGGATGCTGCTAGGCCAACGACAATGACCGTTGAACCCATTATCATGGCTTCCAAACGCCACAGACGCTTGTCTAAGCCTGATAATTTATCTTCCACTGCTTTATAACGTACAGCACATTCTTTCTCGTGTGCTTCAAGTTCCAAGGCTACACGCAACTCTGGTGAAACTTCCTGTGACATCTTCATCAGCCAGCGATTTCCATAAGGGTTATTGTGAAATGTCCGTAAGTTGGATAAGAAACGTAGGTAGCATTACCGCTTGATGTGCGAATGTGAACCGTATAAGTCAAAGAGGATGTACTAGAAGGCGAATCCATAACTTGAGTTGTTGATGGTGCATAGGATGCAGTATTATTAATCATCATCAAACCAGCAATTGCGTCACCAATATTAGTAGAACCCCTAAAAACTGTTGCGTATGCGTAATTTGCAGCAATATACCAACTAGGTATACTCACAATCACAAAGACTTTGCTAGACGTAGATGATGGAGTAATGCTTGCTGAAAGCCCACTAGATACAAAGCTGGTGCTGGTTGTGTTAAAATCAGCAGTGGTAAAATTACTAACTACCTGAAGCACACTTTTACTACGAATAGGAATACCAGCAGATGTGACTGCGGTAAGAGACTGATTGTTTAATCTTATAAGTGCCATATCTGTCTCCTATTGCGCTTTATGAATTATAAAACGAGTTCCGTTTGTTTCAAGCCTTGGTATGTAACCAGTTGAACCTCCATTTGATGCAACAGCACCGACTGCGCCATGTCCATATGCCCTTACAATATTATCTTTTGATATGGTGTGAAATCCTGTTGAACCAAAATCATCAAGTTCTGAGTTCGGCGGTATTTCAAGAACATCATTATCTGCGTATTCAGCATTATGACCAGCGGAACCAGTGGCAGTTACCTTTTGCAAAACTTGAAGTTTGTAAGGCAAGGCAATATTATGAGTAACAGTTGTCCATGTATTATCTGCAATACTTATCCAACCACTGTCATAAACTTGTCTTACATACCCAGAAGGCAAAGTTAGTGTTTTGCTAGATAAGTCTAATGTGTTTGCTAATTTGCCATCAGTAACAGCATTGTTACCAATCTTAGCTGTTGTAATAGCACCGTCAGTTACGCTGCCCACACCAAGCACATCACCAAGAGCAACAACAAAGTCAATGCTGTCTGAGGCTGTCAGTGCGCTGTCAAAGATAAGGTTGCTGCCTGATACTGTGAACGAATCTTGCGGGGCTTGGATAATGCCGTTGAGAGAACAGAGTAGCTGATTAGCAGTCTCTGGAAAGTAAGAAGCCCCACCGAGGGTGAGGCTGTAAGTGTCTGTTGCAGAGGCTGTAAGAGCATCGAGTTTATGGAAGCCACTACTCACAGGGGCTTTGCCGATATAGGGCATTAGTCTGCCTCCTCTATTGTATTGCCATCTTTCGCTGCCCATTCAAGCAGTGCGGCGTAATGGCGGTTGGCTGGGTCAAGTGGTACTGACATAACAACACCGTCAATGGTTGCTTCTATTGATGATTTGTTACCTTCCAATTCCAAATACTTCGCTGAAGTAATATTCATTTGTTCCATTTATAACTCCGCATCAAAATGTAAACGACCTTGCAATGTTTGCCAAAGGTCATTGTTCATCCCATAAATAACAGCTTGCGTTGGCTGTGCGTTGGATATACGCAACCCAGTTACACTGGAACCGCCTTGTGTCATACTGGCATTACCTGTGTCTAACCCATAAGCACTCGTATTTGAAAGCGTAGGAGCCGCCCTCATAGTAGTTAAGAAATTAACATTAGCGTAATACCAACTGTTACCAACGCCACCATTACTTGTTAAGAAATCAATCTTTTGATGATACCGCTGACACCTAGCCAACTCATCGCCAAAGCTGCGAGGGTGTTCAAACGGCGTGGCAGAGCCAACCTCAAGCTGGACGCCAGTAATTTCCCAAGTAGCATTGACT